CTTAAAGAGCGAAAGACGCTCAATAGTAAAGTCCAATTATTAGAGAAAAAAATTAATAAATATGGCACAATCATTACCAAGCTTAAAGATAAGCTTGAAGAAAGCAGCTTAACAAATTCTAAGTTGCTTTATCAAAATCGTATTTTGAATAGTGTCTCCTTGAATGAGCGGCAAAAAAATAAAATTGTCGAGGCTATTTCAGATGCAACTACAGTTGGAGAAGCAAAAATTATTTTTGAAACTTTTCAAAGTGCAGTGGGTAGTAGTAAAAAACGAAAACTACCAGAATCACTGAACGAAGTTGTGACTCGTAGCTCTTCAGCGTTTCTTCCTCGTAGAGAGGAAAAGGTAAAAGCTGATCCTTTTACCGAGAGAATGAAAATTCTCGCTGGATTAGACAAATAATAAAGGAGAAACAAAATGTCTATTTTAAATAAACTTACGGAAGGTATCGTTAATCGCGATATGCGTAAGGAAGGTGCCGCTCTCCTTGAAAAATGGGAGCGTACAGGTCTTCTTGAAGGCCTTACAGACGAAACTGCCAAAAATGGTATGGCTCGTCTTCTAGAAAATCAAGCCAAAGAGCTTCTTCGTGAAGCTGCTTCTAGCATGTCTGGTGGTGATGTAGAGGGTTTTGCAGCCGTCGCATTCCCCATTGTTCGTCGTGTATTCGGTGGCTTGATTGCTAACGATCTTGTTAGCGTTCAACCTATGAGTTTACCTAGTGGACTCATTTTCTTTATGGATTTCACTTTTGGTGGAACTCCAGGTGCAACTAGCCGTCTTGGATTTGATAACGGTGACTCCCTTTATGGTGGTGGCGTCGTTGGTCAATCTTTAACCGGCGGTGTTGATCTATCTGGTGCCGAAGGTACCAGCGCTGGTCAATTTTATAACCTAACTAATGGTTATACTTCACCAACTGGCTCAATTACTGGCGTTAATATGGCTCCAGAATCTACTTTAAAAACAGTTTTTTCTGGTACATATGGTCAACATAGTACTTATAAATCAGGTGCAGGTGCTGGTACAACTATCGGTGAGATCACTGCGGATCACGTTGATTCAGTTCTTCGTTATGATCCTGATTTTGTCTCTGGTACTACAAACTTTGCGCTTGTAACGGTTACTATGGCAAATCTAACCAGTTCTAATGGTTCAGGTTTTAATAAAGATAACCTTGTTAGTATTACTTTAAGCAACCTCAATGCGGCAGATTCACATTGTCGTCGTTTGAGCCAATTCAGTGGTGCCGTAGGTGCAGAAGCCAGACGCACTTCAGACCACGTTTGGACTGTTGTAGCTAGTGATACTAGAACAACTGAGCAGCTGACAGCTAGTGTTGCTGCAGCTAATCTTTCTTGGGCAATGCAGGACAACTTTGATAACGTAGGTCGTACTGATATGATCGGCGCCGTTGTTGGTTCAACCGACTGGGGTCTCGAGAATAACACTGATATTCCTGAAATCAATCTAAAAGTTGATTCCGTGAGTGTCACGGCAGTTACCAAAAAGCTTAAAGCTAAATGGACTCCTGAACTTGGTCAAGACCTTAATGCATACCACAACTTGGATGCAGAGGTTGAGCTTACTTCAATTCTTTCAGAGCAAATTGCTCTTGAGATTGATCGTGAGATCCTTGAAGATCTAGTTAAAGGTTCTACAGGTGCTACTTATTACTGGTCACGTTCTCCAGGCATGTTCTTGGATAAGAAAACTGGTAATGAGGTAGGTGCTTCATCTAAAGCTCCTGACTTCACCGGTACCGTTTCTGAGTGGTACGAGACTCTAGGCGAGACTATCAATGATGTCTCCGCACAGATTCACCGTAAAACTCTACGCGGTGGTGCCAACTTCTTAGTCACCTCCCCAGAGGTTGCTAATATCCTTGAGTTCACTAGTGGTTTCCGTGCAAACGTAACTTCTGATGATGCTAAAGGTACTGCTGGTACACAAAAAGTTGGTTCGCTTAGTAAGCGCTATGATATCTACGTAGATCCTTACTTCCCACGTAACTTAGTTCTCGTTGGTCGTAAAGGTGGTAGTTTCCTAGAGAGCGGTTATGTTTACGCTCCTTACGTGCCATTGCAAGTTACTCCCACCATCTTTGGTGTTGAGGACTTCGTGCCCCGTAAAGGCGTTATGACTCGCTATGCTAAGAAAATGGTTCGACCTGATATGTATGGTTTAGTCATTGTTCGAGGCCTCTTGGGCGAATCTGGCGACTAGTCCTAACTTTCGTTAAGATAATAGTTAAGAATACTTAAAGCTCCATCCCTAGTGGATGGGGCTTTTTGTTTTAAAAAGACTAATTAATATAAAGGAGAATCTAAACAATGGGTAAAAGCTATAAACGATGGAAACGTCGTCAAACATCAGATGCAACCGATACTTCTACAGGCGATGGGAAAGGAACAGAAGCAGCTGAAGATGCTTCTCAAAAGCCTGATGCATCACAAAAATTTATTAAGTGGTCTAAGAGCAAAAAAAATACGACTAAAAAAAACTAAATATGAGGGGTTAGTCTTCTTTGTTTGGTCTTCGACTATTTACTGAGAGGAGTACTCTAGATGGCATTACCAATTCTATCACCGTCAGCAACAACTAGCGCAATTACGCTTCCTTCGTCAAGCTTGCCTGCAACTGCCGAAGCCGCAGCTTTTCCTTTCGCGGTTTATACCGGTGATCGATATTTTTTATCAGGCGCCGCAGATCAAGTTGCCTATACTTATAAAAAACTAGGTGGTGATGTTCTTGATGTTGAAATTACAAAAGAACAAGTTTTTGCTGCTTATCAAGAATCTGTATTAGAATATTCTTATCTTCTTAATATTCATCAAGCAAAAAACGTAATTGGTGATCTTTTGGGTTCTAAAACCGGCTCTTTTAATGAGGAGGGTCAACTGCAGAGTACGACAGATCTTGAGGATGTAGCCTTAAAATTCCCTAAATTTAAGTTCGAATATGCTAGAAAAGCAGCGCATGCTTACTCCACAGAAGCCGGGTTTGGCGGCACTACACCAATTTATTCAGCTAGCTTTTCAACAACAGCTGATAAGCAAGATTATGATCTACAAGAAATCATTTCTTCTTCGGCAGCAACAGACACTACAGTACCATATTATGGATTGATTGACAATACAAGAGTAAATGTAACAAAGATTTATTATAAAACCCCACAAGCTATGTGGAGATTTTATGGTTATTATGGTGGTATAAATACAGTAGGTGACTTAACAAGCTACGGCCAATATGCCGACGACAGTACCTTTCAGCTTGTCCCGCCATGGCAAAACAAGGCACAGGCCATGGCCTTTGAAGACTCAATCTATACAAGAAATAGTCACTATTCTTATGAAATTAAAAATGATAGATTAAGACTCTTTCCTCAAACAGTTACTGTTAGTCCAAGAACAATGTGGGTTGAATTTTTCATAGATTCGAATACGCCTTGGAAAAATAATTCTCTAGGAGTTGACACCGGCATTGATGGGATTAATAATATTAACTCGCTGCCATTTGAAAATGTTCCTTATCAAAAAATTAATTCGATTGGGAAACAGTGGATAAGACGATTTGCTTTAGCACTCTGCAAAGAAATGTTGGGAAATATTCGAAGCAAGTTTAGTTCTATTCCAATTCCTGGTGAGTCTGTTACTTTAGATGGCCCAGCGCTGGTTAGTCAAGGCCAAGGAGAGCAAGAAAAATTAAGGGAAGAGCTAAAAGCAGTCTTTGATGAACTTACTTACGCTAAAATAGCAGCCATTGATAGCGAGAAAGCTGATGCCATAAATAAGATTCAAGAAAAAATACCAATGCTCATCTATACGGGATAACTTAAATGACAGAGCCTACAAAAAATAAATGGTCTCAGCCAACAGAAGCACCTCCTCCACTTTTTCTTGGAAATAAAGAACGCAACCTTATTAAACAAATTAATGATGAACTTATTGAAAGGGTTATCGGTCAAGGCGTTTTTTATTACCCCATAGATATGATGAACACTC